ACAAGAGTAATTATGGATAATATGAATAAATTAAGCAAATACGAGAGACCATTACATTGTAGTGATTTGAAACGTGAAACTATTTACATAAAGGATAATGATAAGTGGGAGAAAGACACAAACAAAGATAAACTAAAGAAAGTAATAGAAAAAACATCAAACAAAAATTATACAGCATTAACAGAATGGACGAAAGAGAACCCTGCTTTTATGAAGCAAGACGATAAACAAATGTTTTATGCGAGATCAATTTCGGCTATGGGAAAACCTATTACGGGAGTAGAAGATAAAATAATTAAGAGTATATGTAAAGACAATCAACTAAAAGAATAAATTCTAAATTTTATTATCAGTTTTTATATTAATTTGTTTATGATTATAACAATAATATTATATATAAAAAAAACATATAAAATTTATAATCATTATAAATATAAATGAGGCTCACCGATGTATTAACAGCGACGGATACGAACCCGTTATACTACAAATTCGTTCCTATCTTTATAAAGGCTTGGCTGAAATTATTCCCAGACATCAATATTCATATAGTGCTGATTGCCGATGCTATGATTCCTGAATTAGAACCTTATGCTAAATATATTAAACTTTTCCCACCCATTCCTGATGTTAAAACATCGTTTATAGCACAAAATATTAGGCTTCTATATCCGTGTTTAATTAAAAGTGAGGGTGGCGTATTAATTACTGATATGGATATTATCCCGATGAATAGAAATTATTACACCGAACCGATTAAAGATATTGCCGACGATAAATTCGTCTGTTATAGGCAATTGAGTTGTGTTGGTAAAAACGAAATGGTTATATGTTATAATGTAGCCCACCCCGAAGTATGGCGTTCTGTATTTTCAATTAAGACAGAAGCCGATATAGTATATATGATACAGACCGTATTATATAACAATATGGAATTCGTGGGACATAGCAATATGCCGTTCTGGATTACCGACCAGTTATACCTATTTAATTCTACTCAAAATTGGAACAAAAAGGTAAATGTTAATAAACTGGTAATTTTAAATGACGATTTTTGTAAATTCAAAAGGCTTGATAGGGGCAATTTCCCAAACAGCACCGTTCTATCAAACTCTATACAGACAGGACAATATTCTGATTATCATATGTATAGGCCGTATGATAAATACAAGCAAATAAACGATAATATCGTAAATCTATTATAAATTTGCTTATGATAATAATATAAATATACTCTTCTTATTTATATTATATGGATTATTACACCATCGATTCAACGTTTTCGTTTCTGAAAAATATAAGCAACTATTATAGTCAGGAGACAAGTAAACACGGACGAGTAATTGATAAATTGATTATGGATAAATATGTTAATTATTGGAAAGCCGGTCCTCAGAAAAAGATAGATGGTGTTTTTGTAGAGGTAGGTGCTTTTGACGGAATTACATATTCAAATACAAAGGCTCTGGAAGATAATTTAAAGTGGTCTGGAATATTAATAGAGCCGTCTCCTCGTAATTTTCAAAAATTAACAACATACAGACCGAAAACAGTAAATATAAGTTCTGCTATATCGTCTGTGGAAAAAGAGTATTTAGAATTTACAGATGATCCACGTGCTATTGGTGGATTAACTCACGTATTAGATAAATGCGTACAAAATTCAGGCCGAACTTGGATGAATGCTTGGAATATTAGCGATTCAGGAATAGAAGTTAAGGTAGATAAATTATCTAATATATTTGATAATAATAATATTAAATATGTAGATTTTTTATCTATTGATGTTAATGGTGCTGAATTAGAGGTATTAGAAACTATTAATTGGGAGATCCCGATATACGTTATAGCAATTGATATGAGTGCTTGGGGGAAATTTGGAAAAACTATGGCGAAAAAAAGTAGGGAATTATTAGCAAGCAAAGGATTTATTATGGATGATAAACTGGATATGGACGAAATTTGGGTGAATAATAATTATTTTAGAAGGAAGTTATTAACTATGTAATACTTAACCTTTAATTCTTGCCGCCCAGAAAGGGTATTTCATAGATTCACTTCCACCAAACGGCACCATAAAGGATTCGTCGCCGTCTAATACGACCGAACCGTGGATTTTTCGTAATAGACTGAATAAACTCTGTTCGTGCCTATTTTCTTTAAACTGTGGATGCTGGTTGGTGCTGTAATGGTCGGTGTACATTAGTTGGTCATCATCTAATGCTTTTATTAAGAGATTTATAATTTTTAATAAATGCTGATTTTTTTTCATAACTAATATACCACCTAAAAACTGTCCTGTATTAGCATGAGTCCCGTAAGTCGGTTCATTCAAATAGTTAAATATTTCTCTATTAGTCCATTTATTCTCCTTCTCTAAATTGCCTTGTCCTAAATTTCCGCTCATTTGAAACGACATAATACCATAATCGCTGTTATCTATCATATCAATATATTCATAAAACCTTTTCTTCCCATGTGGGTTTAATTTACAGCCAGCGTCTAAATAAACTAAAAACTCACCGTCTTCAATCTTATTCAGTGCTTCAAGTAAAAGGCTGGGCCTCCAAATCCAATATCCCCCACCCCGTGGTTGAATTAGAACATCTTTATGTTTTTCCATAAATTCACGGGACATAAACCCTGGTCCGTAGCCAGTCATAGTTTTGAATGCTCCAAATTCCTCTGCTTCCTGTAAAAGCCTGTCTTTGGAATTTTTAAACCGATGATTACCGTATGTAATAAAATGAATGGGCTTATAATCTTTGATATTTAATTTCTCCATTTCTGGAAGTGCTGGTGGTGCTACAATACGCTTCTTATCTATTTCGGTAGTCCAGTAATTCATATACATTTTTTTCATATTATATTTGTCTTTTTTTATATTATCTTGGATTTCTACATATTTTTTTTCTAATAAATCTTTGGTGATATCATCCCAACTATTAACAATTAATACTGGTAAATCTCTGTATAATTCGTTGATACTTGATTCAATAATGATAGGAATTGTTCCACAATATAGTGCTTCCCAAGTTCGGTGACAGTCTAAACCTGCTCCTGGTGGTGATAATATAAATTTATACTTGGATAGAATAGCATAGCACTCTGGGTTAGTTACATCTACTTTGATTGAACCCTCAATTATAGATTGACGACGATAACTATTGAGGAATGGGATATTATCAATATGCGTACAAAAACCGTTCCATTTTGTTTTTGCGATTTGAATTAACTTGATTCTATCAGGGTTTGAACTGACTGATAAATTCACAGCGAATAATTTGTCCCTGCCCTTATCTTTACTATCACGATTAATGTAATTTACAATTGAGTTTTTGTGTCTATCAAAATTTAATCCAATAGGAATACAAGTTAGTTTTTCGTGTTGAACGGGTTTATTCCATGTATACCAGTGATGTAATAGAGGGTGTTTTAGATAGTCTTCACGCATATTAAATCCATCAGTTTCCAGCGTAATCAATATAATCTTGTTTTTGAAATTTTGAATAATATTAGTAAAGAAAGTATGGACGATTTGAGAGTATCCCGTAAGACATACCATAGTATTTGGGGGACATTCGCTTAAATTGATATAGTTGATATTAGATACTTTGCGTGTATGTAGCACGCCGTTATGAGACCGAACCCAATTAACGAAATCGTCTTCGGTTACGAGTGTTGTGTTTAATCGCAGCATTATTTATATATGATGTTTCATTTTTAAATCTTTATATAATTGATTTAAAAATATAGTCCTTACCTATAGTAAATTATGGCGTCTGTTACATTTATCGAGCGTATGCGTGTAATATCAATCAACAAGGAACTTGTTGAGCGTACGATTTCTAATGAATTTGAAAAGAATAAGGCTGCTCGCTTAGACCAGTTATTCAAATCATTAACATTTAAATATTATGAGGAAATCAAAATGTCTATTGAATATGCTTCCACGCACGGACGACAGTATTCGTATATGAATTTTGATAAGAATGATTTCAAAGCAAACTTTAATGGGCTGGGTAGTCCCGCCAAAATTCAGCGTAAATGGTTAGCAGAAATGTGTAAGCCCGATTCGCCATATCTTATTAGTGGTAATTGGGTGTCTTGGGTAGATAAAGACCGCGCACCAGTAAAGCGTGACTGTTTTCAGGGTCTAAATTTTGATGTATGGGATAATGAAAAATTCACTACCGTATTCAGTTGGGATTTAGGTATAGATAAACGCACCATGGGTCATTATCATTCTCGTCACTGGAAGACGGATGAGGTTACAGTAGATGTTTGGAATCCAGTTACAGAGCCAATTGATTGGACGCCTCCCAGCACTCCTCGGTGTTCGCAAACAGGTCATACTGGAACCCGTGATACAACACCAGAACAAGTAAGGTGTATCTGGACGAGGTAATAAATACATAATTAAATATATTTAATTAAAATATATTTAAAATTGATTTAAATAACAAATTATTCATAACTAATAACAATTATAATATAATATGGAAAAGCGTGTTACAGCCAAGGTAAATGAATTCCAAGACCAATTCAAAACCGACATTAAAACGTGGGTAGAAACAAAAACAGATGAGAATATGGATTTCACTCTTAAAAGCGAACTACTACAGTTCATCTTTGACTACGAGGCACTTTCACTAGAAAAGACCGATTTTAGTAAGAGGAAGAGGGTTAAATCGCACGTAGAACATTATCTACGGTGTCAGGCGTGTCGTGCGGATGGTGGTCAATGTACTCGCCGCAAGAAGGACGAGTCACTATATTGTGGAACACATGATAAGAGTCGCCCGCACGGTGCGATTGAAAAGGGTCAAATAGATGATAATAAACTTACAAAGATTAATGTGTGGCCTCAAGAAATTAACGGTATTCTATATTATATTGACGACAATAACAATATTTATAGGACAGAGGATATTATTAGCAACAATATCAATCCTAAAGTCATCGCCAAATACAAGCAGAAGGAGAACGGAGATTATTTAATTCTGGATTAAGATTATACAAAAATGATACTACCATTTTTTTTACATAAAATAAATTATTAAAATACTTAAACAATTGTTCTCATAGATGTATAATATTATGCTTATTTATATGTACGCAGCAATGAGTTTAATCGTTTCTCCGTTTTCCTCACGAACGGTTGAAATAAACTACAATAGGATGCTTCCACGATATATAGTTACACCGGGAGGAAATATTGATAGTATGAATAATAGATATGAAAATTCCATTTCTATGAGAGCGAGAGAGATTGTGAGTGCTATGGAACGGGAAAGGGCGACCAAATTTTACAATATAATAAAGCGGAATTCACAGGATAAAATAAATGAGTTTCTTTTCCTCGTAAATAAAAAAACCAAGGTGTATATTCACTTGGATCAATTAATTCCAGATACAGATATTTATCATATAGGTATTACATTTAAAACGGCGTCTTCCCAAGTTAGATATGATATGATGGGTAGCGAAATATGGGGTCTTTCCGTCGCCATTACCAGAGGTCTCCGTATAAAAAAAGAATTACATTCTACCACCATCCTATGGGAATATACCGATAAAACTCTGGACGAAGTGTTGAAATTTGAAAAAAATATGAAGCATAAATATGTTCTTGGAGTAAATGATTGTAGGCATTATGTTCGCTCTATGACTACTTGGGCTTGTGAAAAACCTACTCCGATTTGGTCGCTAGATAAACTGGTTCATAAAATGCGTGATATGGAACTGTAAATATGTTATTATGATTATGTAAAAAAATATACATAATCATTATTGTATTCATATGTATATTTTTTTTAGTTTTTTATAATGTCTGTGATGGTAGTTTTCTACAGCATCCCAACAATACCGTAAAAGATGTTGCTGATATATTCGCTGATGCTCGGCACTTTGGGAGTATTGCCTGTGTTGTGATATACCACATCTGCAATGTCATGGCGATAATTATAACTTGCGTAATGAATATCAATTGTGGAGAAATCAAATGCGATGCGGTCTTCGGCGCTGATTGTATTGGTTTTTTTTGGCGCTGCCTGCTTCTTCACCAACTCGCACACATTATTATAATCACACTCCTTAACCAATTTATACCTACAAAAGGCGGAACAGAATGATTCATCAAATGCTTTAAACACATTTCCCGTGACGGGGGTCTCGCACATATAGCAGTTGATTCCAGCCATCATTTCTAACTATGTTCTTTTGTTTTATTATTACTTACTATAATATATTTATATCCAATTCAATTTTTTATTGCTCCTACAGTTTGTGAAAAAATGGTAAATGTATATTTGTTGGTTTCGTTTTTATTTCTTATAAATTAAATTATAAATTATAATTAAACCGGGTAGTAAAACACTATAAAAACACCACTTTGATTCCCATTGAGCAAAATCAAATTTTAAATTTTTAGTTACTCCAAATAATAATGTAATTGCCCCAAATATAAATACGAATATTCCTTTTTTATTTTTTGAAAATAGCCATAATAAGCTTATAAAAATAGAATACATAATATCACCTAATAAAGTATATTCAGTTATAAACTCCCATTGTAAATGTTTAGTATTATTATCAGATTTTGAACATAATTTTTGGTTATTAAAATATATATAATAATTTCGCCCAACATATATGATATAAAATAATAAGAATAAATATAATAAATATTCAGGAATATATGTTGTTTTAAATAATATTGCACCAACTATTACACTTATTGGTTGTAAGTATAAAACAATTTCTGAAAAAATTGATGCATAATGATTAATATTTTTATTACATTTTTGATCAAGCCACATAAAAAATTCAGCTAATTGTATTTGAACAAATATTAATGAAAATAAACCTATATGTTTATCATATTTATCTCCATTTATTAATAAATATAAAGATGCTATTGAACCAATAATATAAGCAGTTAATGATGATTCTGTAGAAAAACACATATATAATATATATATTATATATTAATTTTACAATATATTTATATCCAATTCAATTTTTTATTGCTCCTACAGTTTGTGAAAAAATGGTAAATGTATATTTGTTGGTTTCGTTGATATTAAAAAACAAACTCAATTTTTAATCAAAATTTATTAAATCACCACAAATTACATTCGGCGATTGTTTCATTATCTTATTTTGTAATTCTATATTTAATTTTTCTAAAATTTCATATTTTTTTTCAATTTTATCTAATTCATCTTTGTATTCATAATTTAACTTTTTAATTTCTCTCAATTCTTTACATTTATTATCAAATGCTTCATTTAAATTATTTGAAGAACCTAATTCTTCTTTATATAATTTATTCTCAGGATAAAGACATCTTTTCTTGTGTTTAGCAGTATTAAAATGACTTGCAATCATACCTGAATATCTTTTTGGATAAAATGTATTTCCACAACAAATACAACCAAGTGGAAATTTATTTTGTAAATCTCTAATATTTAAATCTATCTTATGTGTATTAGTTTCATTTATTTTTGGTTCATAATTTGGTAGAACTTCAATAATTGACATTTGATTATTTATTATTTAATATTTAATTTTAATTTTTAAATTAATTTAAAATATAATAAAATATAATAAAACATAATAAAACAAACCTAAATTTTAATCAAAATTTATTTAAAAAAAATTGATAGATATAATCATATGTAATATTAATACAAATAATCATATATATAGAATGAAACAGCATGAATTTAATGATGTCAAATTTATTATTGGAGAGAACGCTCAAGCGAAGCAAAAAAAAAATTGAATGGGATAGACCTGTTAATAATAACGGTAAATAACAATATTTATGGGGATTAATAAAAATATGGGATGTGAAGAATCGTATCAACTTATATGTAAGCATTATAAAATTGATTCTGTTGATGAATTAAAAAAATTATTGGAAGATACATACGGACTTCCTGAAACTCTTCCTGAAACTAAACCAGCAACCATACAAGAAATCGTTTTACCTTTCTGTGGTAATATAAATCCAAGATGTTGTAAAGCAGTTGTATATAATCACGGACTATATACTCAATGCAGTAAACAAACTAACGATTATACTTGTAAAGCCTGTTCTAAATTAAAATATGGAGATATTGAAACACGAGTTAAATGTGAGACTAATGAATTCGTAACTCCCGAAGGCAAAAAAGAAATTCCTTATCACAAATTTATTGTTAAAATGGAATATAAACGGGAAGATGTTAATGAGGCACTACACGCAGCGGGTATTGTTTATAAGTTCGGTGAAGATACTCGCGAGCCAATTAAAAAGGGGCGTGGGCGTCCTAAAAAAATACCGACCCCCGTAACTGAAGAAAAAAAGATAAACAAACTTGAAGTCACTACCGTTGAAATAGCAGGTTCTATGTATTTCAAAACTAAAAATAATGTTCTATTAAATATGGAGACGTATTTGGTCATGGGAATGTATAATGATAATGGCATCGTTATAGACAAATGAATATAAATACAAATTTTTTTTATAATTTGCTAGAAGGAAGGTTTAAGGAAACCTTGGTTTCTTTAAGTGTAATGTGTGTGTGTGTGTGTGTGTGTGTGTGTGTGTGTGTGTGTGTGTAGTGGGGTGGGGTGTGTGCGTCTAAAGCCAAAGTGTGTGTGTTGTGGTGTGTGTGCGTCAAAAGCGAATGTGTGTGTAGTGTGGTGGTAATGTAAAAAAAGATGTAAAAAAAAGTGTATTAGATAGGGACTTTTTTTTTTGTTTTTTAGTTTTAAGTTTTAAGTTTTTAGTGTGTGAATTTACTCGGTCTTCTGGTTGGCGGCGGCCTCGTTCGCAGCAGCGGCATCGGCGTTCCACTTGGCTCGTGCGGCGTCATCAAGAGCCTTCCAAGCGGTGGCGAGACGGCTGAGGACTTCGGTGCTCTTAAGCTTGAGTAGGGGCTTCTTGTCGTCCTCTGCGAGCTTGGCGTTCTCCTTCTCAAGAGCCTTATTAGCAGTAGCAATCTCCTTCTCCATGGTCTCCTTGAGAGCGGGACGCTGGGCGGCATTATGAAGGAGATAACCGCTGACCTTCTTAACCTTGGTCTCGGTCGCCTCATCGCTACTGCCGTCAGCAGCCTTCTTTGCGGTCTTCTTCGCCTTCTTAGCGACCTTGTCGTCCTTAACCTTATCGGCCATTAGGACCATCATCTGCTTCTCAAGAGTTTCAATACGCTGCACAGCCAGGTCAAGCGTCATAGAGGATTGCGTGTTGGAGGAAGACATAGTGTTTGTTTGTTTGATGTTATTAGTATATATTCTGGATTACATATTCAATTTTTTTTTGACCTAACGAAAAATAAAAACTTTTATTTAATTTTTACTTCAAATTCTACTTCAAAATTTCGGCTCACTTTATATAGGTTTTGTATATTATATTATGGTATATTTTCATAACTCAATTCCCGTTTTCTCACCGATTTCCCAACTACATATAAGGTATAGGATATTGTTATAATTATAGTATGTATTATTTCCAGTTCTCTCGGGTTCTAATGAATGTATTAGTTATATATCGAAGCATGATTGACGACTACATATAGAGGGTTAATATTATATATATTAAAAAAGAACTTAAAGGAAAAAGCAGCGAAAGCATAACCTTCTCTCATAATAAATTATATTTTTTTAAAATTGATTATTTAAATATAATTTTTGATATTAAACTATAAAATGGGACGCACCGCCGAGAATTATTCAAGGACAGTAATATATAAATTATATTCTACTGACCCAGATATTGTAGAAGGTTATATAGGTCATTCGTCGGATTTTTCATCAAGAAAATGGAATCATAATAGTAATTGTAATAATAAAAGTGAATTGAATACACATTATAATTTAAAAGTATATATATTCATTAGAGAGAATGGTGGATTTGATACATGGAGATTTGAAATATTAGAAGAAGCAAATCTAACAACTAAAAAAGAAGCGGAAACACTTGAGAGATATTATATTGAAACACTTGAACCTGAACTAAATGATGCTTTACCAGCACAAACCCCCGAAGAAAAAGCAGAATATATGAAAGCATATCGTAAAATTTGGAACAGAAAAAATCCAGGGTATAAGAAAAATTGGGACAAAAACAATCCAGGATATATGAAGGAATATAATAAGAAACTGGGGGAAGACCCCGAATATAGAAAGGAAAGAGCAGAGTATCACAAAAAACACAGGGCAGCCAATCCTGAAAAAAGGGCGGAGTTGCTAAAAAAAGTTGTATGTAAATGCGGTGCTGAAGTATGTAATAAAGGTATGCCGAGACACCTTACAAGTAATATACATTTCAAAAAACTAAAAAATAAATCACAAGAAGCATAGAGAGATTTACTTATATTTACAGTATTTTTTTACTACTCAAAAATCAGTTTCCCACCCATTTCTCAACTGCTTATATGATGTATGTATTGTTATAGTATATTATATTTAATAAATTTATTAGATTTTAAAATTATAGTAGAGAGAATAAAGATTATTTGAAGCAAGATTAACGACTGCATATATACTATATATAAATGAATGGTATTACCAACCCATTTTGGTTAGACATATAAAAAATTGAATGCAATCTCTCCAAACCAATATATAATTATTAAAATAAATACAAAAACAAAGATGCCTACTGTGATTTCCCAATACAACCGCTACACAACTGATGCCCCGACTGATATCAAGGCGGCACAATCGGCTTGTGATGCGGCAAAGCGTGATTATGCCGATGCTAATAAGGTGATTTCAGTGAGGCAAAACTGGGTCAGGGTTTCGAATGAGCGTGGTGTGTCGGTTGCGCTGGATTTGACTGCGTATATCCGGGCACGGGTTGAGAACGAAAAACTCCTGAATGAGACTAAGGCTATCGTGGCTAAGGAAAACGCCGAACAGACCAAGTCAAGGATTGGTTCCTATATCTCCAACTACAAACTGGGAAAAGCAACCAAGAAGGTGTGTGATTTGGAAAAGACTTTGCGTGAAACGGTCGATATAATTGAAGTCACCGAAATGATTCTAGAGAGATGTAATGAGCGTATTGAAAAAAACAAGCAAGACCTTGATGCGGCGGTCAAGGATAAGGAGCGTAAAAATACGAGTATGATTCGGGCACAAGATACTCTATACAGTGTAAAGATTGATGGCGGACAAAACAAGTGGATTTAAATAATCTCTCAAATCTAATATTATAAAATTAAAAAAGGTAGTAATATATTTTTTTTAATGGTATATTTGCTCTATAATTTTTTAATATGTTTCACGATATGTTTTTAAAAAAGGACTTAAAGAAAAAAGCACCAAAATCATAATAAACACTCATATATGTATATAACCTTCTCTCAAAAATATAAAATTATTTATTTATTTAATTTAAAATTGATAATTTTAACACGTCATATATGTATTGTAATATCATATCTATTATGGTACATTTAACCGTTTTCAACGCTGGAGTTTATGCTGGCGTATCAATTACTTTATATACTTTTATGCTTATCGGCATTATGAATTGCTTGCGTCCAAGGGTTCTTACTATCCCATTTGCTTGGGCTAAGATATGTCTAATTCAATGTACTTCCAATTTTGTCGGTATTGTTGCTGGTGTTGTTGCCCTCGGTTGGTATGGCTGCGAGTATTCTAACGAAGAGGAGGATGGCGTTATTCCTGTCCGTCAATTAGCCCTTCTATGTATTATCTTCTCCCTAATTGCTACCGTTCGTATCTATAATATATTTCTATGTCGTCCCCGCCGACTCGCAGCAGTAGAAGCGGCGATGGCTGCGGCGATGGCTGCGGCGGCAGCACAAGCATACGCAGAAGCACAAGCAGCAATTCCCGTACTCGTTGGTGATGATGATAGCGATGATATGGATGTAGATAGCGATAATGTTAATATTGGTTCTGATGATGTTGGTAGTAATATTGGAAGTGATACTACTACTACCACTACCAATATGGTTGATGTTGAACTAAAACACGAGTAAGTTTATAGTTAGTTAGTTTATTGTATTTTTTTTATTCAAATTTGGTATGATTATATGTAAATCTCTCGGGATATTTTTACCACCCATAAATCGTTTCCCCACTCATTTCTGGACTTCCTTTATAATGTGATATATTGCTTACATACTAATCTTGCTTTTTTTGATTAATTTTTATATTTTACTTCAAAAAGACTTCAAATTTGCTTCAAGAGTGGCGAGGACACATTCTTCCACGAAATAATAAATAGTATGTATGTGCTTTCCACCCCACCAATCTTATCATAATCTCTCTCCGATTTAAATATAATTTATTTAAAATTGATTATAAATATAAACTTTCATATTTATTCATAACTATTAAATGGCTGATTATTCAAACACAGTAATATATATATTACACTCAACGAACCGAAAAATAACACAAATTTATGTAGGCGGAACAGGAAATTTCACAAAGAGAAAATATAATCATAAGTATAGTTGTACCAATAAGAGTAAGAAAAATGAAAAATATAATAGAAAGGTTTATACATTTATTAGACAAAATGGCGGGTATTCTAAATGGGAATTTACTATATTAGAAACAGCAAATCTAAAAAGCAAGAAGGAAGCAAAAGAATTAGAGAGACATTATATAGAAACACTTAAACCAGAACTAAATGAGAATTTTACGGGACAAACACCCGATGAATTAATTAAAAAACAGCAACAATTAGCAAAAGTCTGGGCGGATAATAATCCAAACTACAAAAGAGATTGGCGTAAGAAAAGTGAAATATTTACTTATCAAACTTGTAATTGCGGGGATAAGTTTCGTTTGTGTGATGCGGGTAATCATATGGATAGTAAAAAACACAAGAATTATATAATTTCTATGTTAGAAAAGGTATAAGGCACATTCTCCTACGAAATAATATATACTATGTATGTGCTTTCCAACCCACCAATCATATCATAATTTTAGTATAAACTAATTGTCTCTTCCAACCCATAATCATATCACTATTTTAGTATAATCTCTCTACTAAATAAATATAAATCAAAATAAAATTGAAATCAAATAATATAAGTATCACTCATACAAATATATATCTATAGAAATATATACAGAAATTGGTATGAGTAATTACGCTGGTACTCACTTGGAAATTCTTAATCAAGTATCGGAAGTAATTGGTAGGAACAATGAACCGCAGACGCAGTCCCAAATTCTAAACAAGGTTGCTTTAGACGCAGAGACATCAGTAGTTCAAGCGGAAATCTATATTGATGCGGGCGAAGAAGAATTAAATCAAAAGCGGGAACTCGCTGCTGTTGCGTCGGTCAGCAGTATTGTTTCGTGGAAAGACTTCCAGTATAATATGATTATCTCACAGAAGAAACGGCATAGAGCAAAACAAGCACTTGATGAGGTATTTAATCTGCGAGAACAGGAAACCAACGGTTTTATCAGTCGTAATATGAAAAAGTATGACCTTAATGTCGCTATCAAAAAAGCATCGCAGTTAGATATTGAAGCGTTCCGTTCGGAGCGGGAGGCAAGAGCATCTAATCGCTTTCAGGCTCGTGAGTATGAGAAAGCACAAAGAACAGCATACGATGTTGAAGAAGCCGAGCAGATGATGATGCGACGGGAAAAATCTGTGATTGATTTGCGGGCTGTTTTGCTTGCCGCACTTGAGGCAGCAGCAATCGCCGAAGAAGAAGAAGAGAGGATGCTATACGAACAGGTGAAGGAGAATAGTAAGTCTAATATGATTGTATCAAACTCTACTTGGAGTTCTATGTTTAAGTGGTGGTAAATTATTAATATCTCTCAAATTATTTATATTTTTTTATATAAAATAAAAAATTGATGAAATTATTCAATAATTTTTATAGTAGTATTAATAATAAAATGAAGGATGTTATGAACTTATCCGAGTATATGCCTGATACCGCAAGAGCAGAGAGGGCAGTTACAAGGGCAGCAAGGGGACTTATTCTTGCGAAGACAGGCGACCCAAACAACCCAGGAACTATGAAAGGGATTGAGAGGGCTGACGGCATTCTTACCAACGCTATGAATGCTGCTGACGCAATTGCTATTATGGAAATTGAAAAGTTAAGGACATCCAGGAAGCGGAATTGGAAGAATTGGATTGATCATGACTCAAGAGTAATTAACAAAGTAGTAACAAAGGCGTAAATAACAATATATATAAATCTTAACTTTTTTTTAATCCAATTTATGTTAGATATAAAATAAATTGAATAGCAAATGGTATATATAATCAACTATAAAATCAAACAATCAAACGATACAAACAACGAATTAATAATGAGTACTTTCAACGACACCCAAGCAAACATAGACGGCTACAAGGTATATAATCTCTACGGTGGCTATGTTGAAGACGATGACGAAACTACTCGGGAATACGAACGTCTTGCCGAAGAAGCAGAGGAACTCTATATTGCTTCCATTAAGGCAGAGGAGGAAAGGCGGCTAATTACAGTAAAAAAGAATTTGCTTATTATGCGAATCAAGCGGCATATGCGTATGCGTGCTGCTTACAAAAACAGACGGGCGTCGCTGAAACTGCTCCCCATCATTATTGAGTAGGAATTATTCAACTCATATATCACTATTATAATTAAAAACTACTATAGAGTATTTTTTAATCTCTCTGTGATATTGAAAAAAAATTGAATTAAAAATTTCAAAATATACTAATAATATAAAAATACAAGATACGATATATATAAATGAATACCGTTAAGCGTATCGAGTATAAGCCGAACGAAATTGTTCTTACTGCAGCGGATGAAGTAGCAGGACAGAAATACGAAGAGATGCTCTACTATGGAGACGACGAAGAAGACAATCAAACTTACGAAGAAAATGCCGCACTTGCTGCTGGTATTGCCTGGGCTGCTGCTATTGACCAAATGGACGACGACGAGATGGCTGGAATGATGGGCGGTGTAAATATAAACAGCGACCCAAACTGTGACGCTTCAAACGATGACGACGAAATGATGGGTTAAATTATTCCTCAAATATTAAGTATTATTATTATTATTATTATTATATTTTTTTATGTCTTTACCAACCCATTCACAATTTAACATTCTCTCTATTATAAAAATACAAATCAAATATTTAGACAATTAAAATCTAATTTATAACATAACACATATATATAAAACTATGGAATCTGCCCGTATGATGATTGTTCATTCCGCTGTAATCGGCGCTATCTTATATTTATTGATGATTTTTGTCCTGGGTCAAAAGCAATCTGTTGCCGAGAATAGGAGCGTATTACTTGCGGCGGCAATACTCATGTATATGATTGTGTTCGGCCACGGCTTACCAACAAAGATTAACAAAGATTTATTCTAAGTATATTATTATCATAACTTTTTGTAGCAAATAATAATAATATACGCCCTTATCCACCCACCACCCTAACTACAAATGGTTAAAAATATTGTGGAAATGGTTAAAAATATTGTGGAAATGGTTAAAAATATTGTGGAAATACCTGAAAATACTCTATTTTTGTTATAATACCATATACCATAACATAAATATTATAGTTTAAAAGTGTGTTTTTTTTGAATTTCATAAACTTAAATTTTTTTAGGAATTAGACATTTAAAAATGTCCTATTTTCATATCTCATACAAAGTTTGTAAATAGGCTCAAATATGTCTATTTTTATGAAATGAAACCATTAAGCAGTAATACTATATATAATTATCAAATATTTTACAAGACCATAAATTATATTTATGAAAAAAATAGGTTAGAGATTATATTATATGAGTAATATAGAGTAAAATAGAGTAAAATGGAGGAGCAAAAACCCGTAAAACCCGTAAATAAATTTATTTGTATATGTTGTGATTATAAATGTAGTAGAAAATATGACTACGACCAACATATAACAACGCTAAAACACAAAAACAACGAAATGTGTAAAACGGAGCAAAAAAAACCCGCAAAACCCGTAAAACCCGTAGATACATTATTTAATTGTGATTGTGGTAAAAAATACAAACAAAAATACAGCCTTGCGAGACATCAAAAAACCTGTGCTTATGAAGAAGCCGTATGTGTAGAAATCAAAAAATCAACAGATGTATCGGGAGATATGGTTGCTATATTAATAGAACAAAATAAGAACTTGGTTCAACAACACAAGGAGGAAATGATGGAACAAAAGAAGGAACAAACGGAATTATTAAATACGATTAAAGATATGATACCTAAGATGGGTAATAACATTACAAATAACAACCAGTTCAATATCAATATGTTTTTGAACGAGGAATGTAAAGACGCTATTAATATGAGTGATTTCATCAAATCTATACAAGTATCAGTAGACCAACTCCAATACACAACGAATAATGGGCTTGAAAAAGGGATTACCAAAGTAATTATGGATAATATGAATAAATTAAGCAAATACGAGCGACCTTTACACTGTAGCGATGTAAAAAGGGAGACACTTTACATAAAAGATAATGATAAGTGGGAGAAAGATACGAACAAAGAAAAGATAAAGAAGGCAATAAACAAAGCATCAAACAAAAATTATACGGCACTAACAGAATGGACGAAAGACAACCCAACATTTATGAAACAAGATGATAAACAGTTGTTTTATGCGAGGTCTATGTCGGCGATGGGGAAACCATTAGATGGCGTAGAAGATAAAATAATCAAGAGTATATGTAAAGACAACCAGGCGAAAGATTAGTGCCTGTATCAACCCATAAAATTTTTTCTGCCGACCTTTATATAGATAGAAATAATTAAAATGTTGCGTATTATTATAAAAATGAGCGGCGAGGGTGATATGGCTGGTTTAGGTGCGGGGGAACAGGAAGCGTTAGTTTCGGCGAGATTAGGGGACATAAGGAAGAGGGTAAATGCTGAATCTTGGTCTCCAAATATGGAGAAATTAATTGCTGATTGGGGAGAAAAGGCGGCTGGATTAAGATTTATGCATTCTCACTCTGGTGGTGCGTGGAAAAGATTTGGAAATAATCTGGCTGTTACGGGTATATTAGTTACGAGTATTGCGTCATCGGTTTCGTTGGTTGCAACGAGCGTGGAAGATGTGCAAATAAAAAATGGTATATTATTTGGTGTAGGTGGTGTAGGAATGATTTCCGCATTAATTCAATCTTTCAAAAAGTTCTATAATGCGGAGGAGAAGGCGGCGGATCATGCGTCGGTTTCTAAACAGTTTGGCTCTTTTTATAGATACATTACATTACAGATGAGTATGTCGAGGGAAGATCGTGACCCGTCTGATGTTTTAACCGCATACGCATTAAAAGAATATGAAAGATTACAACAAGAAGCACCATCACTAAGTGGTGCGTCCATAGCAGCATTCAAAACAAAATTCTCGAATGGTCTTCAAGCGATCCCAGATATTGCCGAAGATAAATTTATTATTCACGTAACACAGCCAGAAGTGGTAAAGGATAATGAAGTAGAACTAACAGTTGAAGCCATAGTATAAATTTTTTTATTTTCTGTAATATAAAAAAATTATAAAGAGGATAAACTTAAATATTTACTTACCCGTATCGGAGTCGCTATCGGATTCTAATTCTAACTGATGTAGGTAATAGAACATATCACAAGAATGGTTTTTTCTATATTTTTTATGTAGAACGACTTTATCGTCAAAATAGATAGAGATTAAGTAAAATTCTTCTAAATATATATTTTCCACGGTTAAATCAGTATATTTTTGGTTCTGCTTATCTTTGAGTTTGTTAAATGGTAATTCTTCACCGAAAATATCCAAAATATGTAGATTATTAATTTTCCCATATTGGATGGTCTCTTTGTTCTCAATTTTAACAATCTTCACCATCTTAAATATAAGTATATATGTTAGTAAAGTATAATTTATATTTTCAAATTCAATTTTTTTTTAAATTACGAGAGATAAAATGTATATGGTGGTAAAAGATAAAAAAAATATTATAAAAAAGCACTTAAAGGGACAGTACTATATATAGTATCGTGAAATAATAAAATAAAATAAATTAGATTATGTATAATAGCTAACATAGTATTATAATATAATCAGTTCCATTAGCTCAGTTGGTTAGAGCGTCGGTCTTATGAGCCGAAGGTCGTGGGTTCGAGTCCCCCATGGAACAACTTTTTTGAATTCCTTGTCCCCCATTTTTTTGAATTTGTTAGAGAGTTCTATTAGCTCAGTTGGTTAGAGCGTCGGTCTTATGAGCCGAAGGTCGTGGGTTCAAGTCCCGCATGGAACATTTTTTTAAGTTCCCGTAGTGTAGCGGTCATCACGGTGGTTTTTGATACCACAAACTCTGGTTCGAATCCAGGCGGGAACTTATTGCCTCCATAGCTCAGTTGGTTAGAGCGTGCGGCTGTTAACCGCGAGGTCATCGGTTCGACCCCGATTGGAGGCGTTTTTTTCTTTTTTAGACCAGTCATGGTGCCCGAGAGGTCCAAGGGGGTAGACTTAAGATCTACTGTGTACGCACTCGCGGGTTCGAACCCCGCCCATGACATTTTTTTCTTTTTTACTTTGCCTCCATAGCTCAGTTGGTTAGAGCGTGCGGCTGTTAACCGCGAGGCCATCGGTTCGACCCCGATTGGAGGCGTTTTTTTCTTTTTTGGTTTCAGGACCAGTCATGGTGCCCGAGAGGTCCAAGGGGGTAGACTTAAGATCTACTGTGTTAGCACTCGCGGGTTCGAACCCCGCCCATGACATCAACAAAAAAATAATATATATTTTTCAATATATATTATTAATAACTATATAACTATATAACTATATAACTATATAACTATATAACTATATAACTATATAACTATATAACTATATAAC